CGGGCATCCGATGGAAGGTCTTCAGAAAAGAAACCCGGATAACCCGTTTTGTTTCAGTGGGTTATCCGGGGTCCGATTGTAGCCGCTGGGGGATCGGGGTCCAGCCGCAACGCAACGAGCGGCTGAACCCGACCTGCCCGGATTGTAGCCGCTGGGGGATCGGGGTCCAGCCGCAACCGAAGTAACGAGAACCAGGAAGGTCACCAAATTGTAGCCGCTGGGGGATCGGGGTCCAGCCGCAACTCTTTGAACAGGAGGGCATGACCGTCCTTGATTGTAGCCGCTGGGGGATCGGGGTCCAGCCGCAACACGGCCGACGCCGTACGCTCTAAGTCCTGTATTGTAGCCGCTGGGGGATCGGGGTCCAGCCGCAACAAACCGAAGGTCGGCCCCAATGCCTCCGGTATTGTAGCCGCTGGGGGATCGGGGTCCAGCCGCAACGTGCCATGCTTGGCGATGTTGTCGTCTAGCATTGTAGCCGCTGGGGGATCGGGGTCCAGCCGCAACGTAGAGCGGTAACGGGCACATGCTGGGGGGATTGTAGCCGCTGGGGGATCGGGGTCCAGCCGCAACGCCGGTATCGTGGTCGTGGTGGTTTCGGTCATTGTAGCCGCTGGGGGATCGGGGTCCAGCCGCAACGAACCATTCAGCGACCACCGCAGGCGCTCGATTGTAGCCGCTGGGGGATCAGGGTCCAGCCGCAACAACACCGACGTCGGGCGCTTGGTGTTCACCATTGTAGCCGCTGGGGGATCGGGGTCCAGCCGCAACCCGTACATCCGGGCCTTATCTTCCGGCACCATTGTAGCCGCTGGGGGATCGGGGTCCAGCCGCAACCCGTACATCCGGGCCTTATCTTCCGGCACCATTGTAGCCGCTGGGGGATCGGGGTCCAGCCGCAACATCTCCCCAGCGCGTCACTGCCTAGCCGCTATTGTAGCCGCTGGGGGATCGGGGTCCAGCCGCAACGAGGCCTTCGGTGCCCTGGCACTGGACGAAATTGTAGCCGCTGGGGGATCGGGGTCCAGCCGCAACAAGAAAGCCGATCAGCCCCACAGGTCGATGATTGTAGCCGCTGGGGGATCGGGGTCCAGCCGCAACTTATTCAGGGCGTCCCTTTCGAGGTCCATTATTGTAGCCGCTGGGGGATCGGGGTCCAGCCGCAACGAGACGACGGCGTGCCGCTCTCCGTGGCACATTGTAGCCGCTGGGGGATCGGGGTCCAGCCGCAACTGATCCGCTGAAGGACTTCCTTGCCGACCTATTGTAGCCGCTGGGGGATCGGGGTCCAGCCGCAACCGCTTGCGCGGGGGCCCCTCCCACTCCGCCATTGTAGCCGCTGGGGGATCGGGGTCCAGCCGCAACTGACGGGCTAGGGACAACGCCCGGATGACGATTGTAGCCGCTGGGGGATCGGGGTCCAGCCGCAACTCGGCGTTGCTCAATGCCGCCTGATACTGCATTGTAGCCGCTGGGGGATCGGGGTCCAGCCGCAACTATGTCGACGCCAAGGGCAACGCGATTCCGATTGTAGCCGCTGGGGGATCGGGGTCCAGCCGCAACGGTGAGGTGGCCTTTGTCGTTGTGTGGTGGATTGTAGCCGCTGGGGGATCGGGGTCCAGCCGCAACCGATCCATCCTGATCACGTCGCCGGACAACATTGTAGCCGCTGGGGGATCGGGGTCCAGCCGCAACTCGTCATGGCCTGGACGTGGGCTTGCTCCCATTGTAGCCGCTGGGGGATCGGGGTCCAGCCGCAACCTGGCGGTCCAAAGGCACCGTTATCACGCCATTGTAGCCGCTGGGGGATCGGGGTCCAGCCGCAACCGGCACGTTAGATGCCCCACCAGAACCACCATTGTAGCCGCTGGGGGATCGGGGTCCAGCCGCAACTGCCTACGGCTCCGGGCCTTTGGCGCATGATTGTAGCCGCTGGGGGATCGGGGTCCAGCCGCAACGTTGCCGAGATGATCCGCAAAATACAGGCGATTGTAGTCGTTGGGGGATCATGAGCAATCTTGCAGAGGGCAATGCAACAATCAGCAAGGAATTGGTAATCCTTTTGGGCAAACAATCCTAAATCACCCGGCGAGTTGTCGACGCGCCGGGGTTTTGCCCGGAGGTTTCCATGTCCAAGCCCGCGTCGCTGATGCCGTTGTTCCTCGCCTATCAACAATTGGCCGGCTGCGCGGAGTGCGAGGCGGCCGACCGGCTGCGGGGCACTTTGGAGCATGCTCTGGCGGCAGGCGAGGTGGTTTCCGCCGACGATCTGTTCGCCAAGGCGCGCTATCTGCAGGATTGCGGACGGATCGACCCTGGCCTGATTCCGATGGAGGCCCTGGACACGCTGGTGGCCGGGGTGGCCCGGCTGCTGGGGCCGGGCTTGTCCCAGGCGGCGGCGTGAGGGCTGTGAACCATGGCCTTAGCCTTTGCCCACTGCGACACCCGCAGGCGTCTCGACCTTGAAACCCTGGTGACCTGGGCGCTGCGCGATCAGCAGGCCGACCGCGTCCAGTCCGGCCTTTTCGACATCGAGGCTGCGGCGAATGACCATGGATGGGAACCGCAAGGCGTGAGCGGCGACGGTGTGGCCGAGCTGCTGCGCCGGCATGAGACCGGTGACCACGTGGACGGCGGTGGCCCGGTGCGCGGCATCGCCGTGACGGTCCATCCCGATGCCGAGGCGGTCGCCAACGCGGTGGGGTGGCTGGAGCCTTGGCAACGGCGCCTCGTCCGTTTCCATGGGCGATCTGGCACCCGGCCGGACTGGCTGCCGCTGGTGCCGCTCATGGTGGCGGTGAAGCGGCCGAGCGAAGCGCGCGGCCGCTACCGGCATGTCACGGCCGAGCGGTGGGAGTTCGTACCGACCCGTTCCGAGCTGGCCAAGCGCTACCTGCTGCGTGGCCAGTCGCTCTTCGATGCCCGAGGTCAGCGTCGGATCGTCGAGGAAGAACGAGGCTTCCATTTCCGCACCTTCGGCGATGGGCGCCGGCAGGTGCAGGTGAAATGGTGCCCGCTGGAGCCGGCCCATAGCGATGCCGAGATCGTCGAGGCCAACACCGACTATGCCGGCTGGCATGCCGGCATGGCGAAGTTGCTGGACCGGATCGGGCGCTGGGATTTGCGCGATCATGTGCTCACCGGCTTCACCGCACCAGCATCGCCATGGGAAAATATTCCTTGACGAAAAGTCAATTCCTTGACAGGGTGAGCGGGACGAATTGCGTGTGAACGAAGGCCCGCCCGGCAGATGCCGCGGCGGGCCTTCTGCTGTCCGGGGGCTGGCCATGCGGACCGAATGGGACGGCGTGCTGTGCCTTCAGCTCGGCCCGGTGGATCGTCACTTCGTCGCGCGCATCACCTACCAGGGCGGACCCTTCCGCGCTGACATCGAGGCGATCGAGATCCAGACCCCGCAGGGCTGGATCCGGGCGCCCTGGCTGATCGAGCTGGTGGAGGATTGCGCGCCTCTCTTCGACATGCTGCGCGATCATGCCGCCGGCCGTGTGGCCGATGCGCGGGTGGTCGCGCGGCTTTCCTGACAGGAAAGCAGGATGGACGAGCTAATCCGCGAGGCGGTCGCCGCCGGCGCCGGCCTCACCCGTGGCAACGAGCCGGCGGCGGTGTGCCCGTCGGATGGGGCCGTCGAGTTCTTCGGCCAGCAGGTCGCGGCGATGCTGCGCGAGCTGCCGGAGGACATGACCGTGGCCGAGCTACGCGACGCGATCGACGGATGAACCTTCCCGTCCTTCCAGGCGATCCGGCCGGACAGGACGTCAGCGACGCCCGCCAAGCCCCGGCGCTGCGGCTGGACCGCATCCAGGAGCACCTGCTGGACGCCTTCTATGCCGGGCGCTCGGCCAACACGGTGCGGGCCTACCGGCGGGATCATGAGGATTTCCGGACCTTCGTGGCCCGGCAGGATGGGCTGGCCGCCTTCGCCACCACCGCCGAGCAGGCGGTGCGGATGCTGCTGGCGGTGGAGCACGGGCAGGCCAACGCCTTGGCGCTGGGCTACCGAAACGACATGGTGCGGCGCCAGCTCCAGCCCGCGACCGTCAACCGTCGGCTGGCGGCGTTGCGGTCGGTGGTCAAGCTGGGCAACACGCTGGGCCTGGTCAGCTGGGCGCTGGACGTGGAGAACGTCGACACCGTCACCTACCGCGACACGCGGGGGCCGGGGCGGGACGGCGTGCGGGCCATGGTGGCGCAGGCCAAGGAACGGACCGACGCCAAGGGCCTGCGCGATACGGCGATCGTCCGGTTGCTGCACGACGTGGCCCTGCGCCGCGGCGAGGTGGTGTCGCTGGACCTGGAGCATTACGAGAGCCGGCGCGGCACCGTCGCAGTGCTGGGCAAGGGGCGGACCCAGCGCGAGCGGATCACCCTGCCGGCCGCCTCCAGGACGGCGCTCGATGCATGGATCGCGGTGCGGGGGAAGGGCCCCGGACCGCTGTTCCATCGCCTCGATGCCGCCGGCCGAGGCGAGGGGCGCCTGACCGGCGCCGCCGTGTACCAAATCGTCCGCGAGCTGGGCGCCGGGGTGGGAATCGCCACCCGGCCGCACGGGCTGCGGCACTCGGCCATCACTGCGGCGCTGGACGCCAGCAACGGCAACATCCGGGCGGTTCAGCGCTTCAGCCGGCACCGCAACGTCCAGACCCTGCAGATCTACGACGACAACCGCGCCGATCTGGCTGGCCAGATAGCGGCGCTCATTGCGGAGGATTGACATGGGCGAGACTGTCGCCGCTCCGGTGCGCAGGGTGCGCACCCAGGACCAGGCAGCGGCCGTTGTCGGCCGGATCGGCGCTGCGCAGGCGCAGCTGGGCCGGCTGAAGGCCTCGCTGGACGTGGCGGTCGCCCAGGCGAACCTCGCCTACGAGACTGCGGCGGCACCGCTGCGGACGGCGATCGCCGCCGACACCGAGCTGCTGCGCGGCTACTTCGACGCCAACCGGGCCAATCTGCTGACCGGGGCCAAGAAGTCGGTGGCGCTGTCCACCGGCATGATTGGTGTGAAGAAGACGGCGGCCAAGCTGGTGGTGGGCGATGTCGACGCGCTGCTGAAGCGGCTGGAGGAAGACCGCAAGTTGCGGCGCTTCATCCGCACCAAGAGCGAGGTCGATCGGGCTGCGCTGCTGGCGGAGCCGAAGGTGGCGGTGACCATCCCCGGCGTCGTCATCGAGGGCGGGGACGACGCCTTCTTCGTCAAGCCGCTCATGGTGGCGACTGCCTAAAACCAAGCTTGCGAAAATCAGCATTATCGCAAGCTGACCTCTGAAAAACGGCTGAAATCAAAGGGTTCCGTGATGACCTCCCAATCCGTGACGATCGGCGCCGCGACGCTGATGCTGGGCGACTGCATCGACCGGATGCGGGAGCTTCCCGACAGCTCGGTCAGCCTGGTGCTGACCGACGTTCCCTATTCCAGCGGCGCCACCCGCGAGGCCGGGCGCACCGCCTACGGCAAGACCATGACGCGGTCGACCAAGGGCGGCGTTGGTGACCGGTGGTTCGGTTCCGACAGCCTGAGCACGCGCGGCTTCCTCCACCTTCTGCGCAGCTGCGCCATGGAGTGGCAGCGGGTGCTGAAGCCGGGCGGCCATGTGCTGGCCTTCATCGACTGGCGCATGGGCGATCATCTGGCCGATGCCGTCGACGGGGGAGAGGCCGCGCTGTTCCTGTCCGGCCAAGCGGCCGACGCCATGGAAAGCGCCGACCTGAAGCGGGTGGGGCTGCTGGTGTGGGACAAGACCTATTTCGGCATGGGGACGCACTTCCGGCACCAGCACGAGCTGATCCACCACTTCACCAAGGGCAAGGGCACCGAGCCGCTGCGCCGGAACGTCGCCAACGTGCTGCGCCATGCGCCTGTGCGGTTCGGCGCCCACCCGACGGAGAAGCCCGTTGGGCTGCTGGCCGAGCTGATCGGCACCGTGTGCCCGCAGGGCGAGACGGTGCTCGACCCGTTCTTCGGCAGCGCGTCGGCCGGCCATGCCGCGCTAACCACGGGCCGGCGTTTCATCGGCATTGAGCGCGACCGGCGCTATTTCGAGGCCGGCTGGCAACGGCTGGCCAACCTCACCGAGGAACTGGCGGCATGACCATGCACCTGGAGGACGTGATGCACGGCCTCACCACCCGCACCGCTGCCGATGGGGTCATCGTCACGATCGGCGGCACCATGGGCTGGTGGCTCGACGCCCTGCATGGGCCGGCGCAGGAGTTGGCCTTCTGGGGCACGGTGGCGCTGGTGGTCGGGCGCCTGGTGCTGCTGGCGCTGGACTTCCGGGACCGCTTCCGTGGTCGGTCCAAAGTGTTCACGCGTGAACACTTTGACGGCGGCGCCGACCCCAGACAGTGAAGGGATGTAGGCTTATGTTCGTGGCTCACGGACGGGCGGGCAGCCAGCCTATATCGTCGCAGTGAGGGCATCCGCTGCCATCGCAATGCGGGCAGATGATCCAGTCGTCGTTGTTCCACCGGATCACGACTTCACCATCGCAGCGGCCAGAGACAGTTTGCGTCACGCATCCATCGATGACGGGTGCCAGCGAATAGTATGGTGTTCCGCAAGTCAGGCAGCGGGCAATTGGCTGCTTCTTCTCGGTCATAGCAGCCTCCAATGGTTCAGACTGCATTAACACTAAGAATATCAACCTGCCGGCGGAAGTTGTCTAAGACCACAGTGTCGCATGCGCTTGCATGAGAACCACGAGCGAGCCGCTGAATGGAGCATTCACAGATTGGCTGACGCACGAATTCATGCATCAGCCCAGCGGGTTAAGGCAGCCATCCGCCAGTACGGCGACCAACTCACCCGGTACGCATTGCCGGTTGCGCTGACCAGAACAGCGCAAGACGCAAAGCTGGCGGTGCAGCGGGCGCTGCCGGAGACCTTCGACCGGCCGACGCCCTACACCGTCAACGCCACTTTCGTCCGGCCCGCCACCAAGGCGGCCCCGGTGGCGTGGGTGGGCTTCAAGGACGACTGGGGCAAGGGCACGCCGGCGGCGCGCTACCTGCTGCCGAACGTCGAGGGCGGGCCGCGCCGGGACAAGCGGATGGAGCGCCAGCTGCGGGCCGCGGGCCTGCTGCCGGCCGGCATGTTCGCCGTCCCGGGCGAAGAGGCCAGCCTCGACGCCTACGGCAACATGCGGCGGTCCGAGGTGGTGCGCATCCTGTCGCAGACCCGGGCCTTCGGGGAACAGGGCTACACCGCCAACCGGAGCGACAGCGCCCGCAGCCGGAAGAAGCGGCGGCGCAACGGCTACTTCGCCGCTCTGCCCGGCAACGCCGGCGGGCTGCCGCCGGGCATCTATCAGCGCGACGGCGCCGACGCCCGGCCGGTGGTGATCTTCGTTCGGGCGCCGAGCTACCGCCCGCGCTTCCGCTTCCACGACATCGTCGAGCGGGCGGTGCGGGCCAACATCGGTCGGCGGCTGGAGGAGGCGGTGCGGACGGTCAACGCCCGCTTCGCCGCCCGGCGGTGACCGGCCGACCGGCGGCCGCGGGTCCTTCCGGGGGCACCCCCCGGCGAGGGTAATTCGGGCCGCACCGGTCCACCCTCTAAGAAATTTTTGAATCGAGGTTTTTGTTTATGTCCAAACCGGGCCAACGGGTGAACCGGGCGGAGCTGGCCGACCTGTTCGGCGTCAGCCTGCCCACCGTCGACGCGTGGGTGCGCGACGGCTGCCCCTTCGCGGAGAAGGGGGCCAAGGGCCGGGAATGGGCATTCGAGACGGCCGACGTCCACCGTTGGCTGGTGGACCGTGCGGTGGCCGACGTTGCCGCCGGCTACGAGGGCGAGATCGGCGTCATCACCGCCGACGAGGCCAAGCGCCGCAAGGCGGTGGCCGATGCGGTGGTGGCCGAGATCAAGGCCGACGAGGCCCTGAACGAGGTGGTGAACCGCCACGAGGCCGCGGCCGACGTCGCCGGCTTCTGCATCAGCCTGCGCACCGGCCTGTCCAACGCGGTGGCCAAGATCGCCGGCCGCGCCGCGGCGATGACCGGAGCGCCGGAAATACAGGCGATGGCGGAGAAGGAAATCAACCAGGCCTTCGACGCCGCCCGCGACGAGCTGGTCAAGAGCTGGGGCGATGAGCCGGGGGCTTGAAGCCGCGGCGCGGGTCAGCGCCCACCGTCACGGCGATTACCGCACCGGACGGGGCGAGCTGCGCACGGCGCTGCTGGCCCTGTTCGAGGGCAGCCTGAAGTTCCAGGAACGCATGAGCGGTTCCGTGTGGGCGGAACGCTTCGGCTGGATCCCGAAGGGCACCGGGGCCGAGCACGGCAAGGTGACGCTCTACGGCTACCAGCGCGGGCTGGTGGACCTGATGTGCGATCCGACCGTGCCGCTGCTGACGGTGCTGAAGGCGGCGCGCGTCGGCTACACGCGTTGCGCCACGCTGGCGGTGGGCTACCACCTGCACCAGGACCCGACGCTGTGCGCCATCGCCCAGCCGACGATCCCGGATGCGGAAGATTTCGGCAGCGGCGAAATCGCGCCGATGCTGCGCGACACCCCGGTGCTGAAGCCGCTGATGCGGCCGACCCGCAAGGGGGAGAAGCAGGACAACGCCACCTTCTACCAGCTGAGCAACGGCGCCAGCGTGCGGGTGGTCGGGGCCGCGTCGGACGATGCCTTCCGCCGCTACTCGGCCCGCTTCCTGTTCGCCGACGAAATCGATGGCGATGGCTGGACGCCCGGGGCCAAGACCCAGGGCGACAAGCTGAAGCTGTTCTGGACCCGCGGTGAAACCTTCTGGAACCGCAAGCAGGTGCGCGGCTCCACCCCGCTGCTGTTCGAAACGAGCCGGGTGTGGAAGCTGTGGCTGGCGTCGGACCAGCGGCGCTACTTCGTGCCGTGCCCGCAATGCTCGGATGCCGCCGGCCACCTCGACGGCTGGCAGTATCTGGACTGGGGCGGGCCGGACGTGCCGCACGGGCTGAAATGGAGCCTGGACGCCGAGGGCACCCTGGACAAGGTGTGGTACGTCGGCACCTGCGGCTGCATCATCGAAGAGCGGCACAAGGCGTGGATGGACGCCAACGGCGAATGGCGCCCGACCGCCAAGGCCAAGGTGCCCGGCCATGTCGGCATGCATCTGTGGACCGGCATGTCGCTCAACCCCAACGCCGCCTGGACGGTGATCGTCCAGGAGTGGCTGGAGGCGCAGGCCGATCCGGCCAGTCTGGTGCAGCCCTTCATGAACCTGCGGCTGGGCCGCCCCTACCGGGCGACCTACGGGCAGGAGGTCAAGAGCAGCAGCTTCATCGACCGCATGGAGCCGTACCCGGCTGAGGTGCCGGCGGCTGTCGAGTTCATCACCGTCGGGGTGGACGTCCAGTCCGGCACGGTGAACCCGCGCCTGGAGGCCTCCGTCTATGGCTGGGGCCGCGGGCTGGAGGTCTGGCTGATCGGCCATTTCGTCTTGGCCGGCGATCCGGCCAAAGGCGAGGTGTGGGCGGCGCTGGACGATGGCGTGCTGCTGCGCCGCTACCGCAAGCCGGACGGCACCACGCTGGACGTGCGGGCCAGCTGCATCGACAGCGGCGGCCACCACACGCAGGAGGTCTATGCCTTCGCCAACAAGCGCCGCTCCCGGCGGGTGTGGGCGATCAAGGGCCGCTCGGAAAGCCGGGGCCAGCGGGGCAAGGTCTGGCCGCGCAAGCCGTCCAGCAAGCTGGGCCATGTCTGGTACATGATCGGCGGCAACGCCGCGCGTGACTGGGCCTATGGCAGCCTGGCGGTGGACAAGGCCGGGCCGCGCCATGTGCATTTCCCGCAAGCCGCCATCGACGGCGCCCGCGAGCTTGACGAGGAGTTCTTCGCCCAGCTGACCCGCGAGCGGCTGATCGTTCCGCGCGGCCAGCAATACACGGTGTGGCAGAAGCCGGCCGAGGCCCATGAGGCCGGGGTGTGCTTCGTCTACGCCTACGCCGCGGTGTGCGGCCTGCAGGCGCTGTCCGGCAAATACGTGAAACTGGGCGAGGCCGACATCGAAGCGGCACCGGCTGAAGCCGGGGAGGCCGCCGGCGAGGCTGCCCGAACCGCCACGGAGTCGACACCGGTCGATGCCATCGCCGCGGCGGTGGAGCGGGCACGCCGGCTGAGCCGGCCGGCCGCAGCCGTCCAACCGGTGGCGCCGGCGTCGCCGGCCTCGACCGACAAAGGGGAACTCTACCTATGACCGACGTCACCACCCTGGAGGCGTGGCTCGCCGACGCGCGGGCCGCGTACCACGCCCTGCAGCTCGGCCAGCAGAAGGTCAGCGTGCGTTTCGGCGACCGCGTGGTCGAATACGCCCCGGCCAACGTCGCCCAGCTGGCCAGCTACATCGCTTCGCTGGAGCGACAGATCAATGCGGCCAAGGGCCGGCGCGGGCCGGTGGTGTCGCCCTATGTCCGGATGATCGGCTGATGGCCACCGCTCCCGTCATCCTGGACCAGCACGGCCGCCCGATCGCCCAGGCCGAGATCCGCCGCGCCCGGGCGCAGGCGGCCATGGGCGCCTTTCTCGCCGGATCGGGCAACGCGCCCGAGCTGCGCGACTGGACGCCGGCGGCGGGGTCTCCCGATGCCGACCTCGATGGCGATCGCCAGACCATCGTCGCCCGCGCCCGTGACCTGGAGCGTAACGACGCCCTGGTCTCCGGTGCCGTCCAGTCGCTGAAGGACAGCGCCATCGGCTTCGGGTTGGATTTCCAGTCGATGCCGGACTACCGGGCGCTGGGCATCAGCCGCGACCAGGCGCAGGACGCCGCCCGGCGGATCGAGTCGATCTGGCACGAGTGGAGCGAGGACCGCGACTCCTGCGACGTCACCGGCCAGCTGCCCTTCGGCGCGATGCTGCGCCAGTCGGTGCAGTCCGACCTCGTTGCCGGCGAAAGCCTGCAACTGGCGCTGTGGCTGCCGGAGCGGCAGCGCCGGCTGGGCAGCCGCTTCGCCACCGTGATGCAGACGGTGGAGGCCGACCGCCTGTCCAACCCGCAGGACCGCATCGGCGATCCGCGCCTGCGCGACGGGGTCGAGATCGACGAGTATGGCGCACCCGTCGCGTACCATATCCGCAGCAGCCACCCGGGCGACCTGTTCATGCCCTGGGCGATCGCCGCGGCCGATTGGCAGCGGGTGCCGCTGCGCGGGCCGGGCGGCCGGCGGGTGGTGATCCACTCCTTCGACCAGAAGCGGCCGGGCCAGCACCGCGGCGTGTCGGTGTTCGCGCCGGTGATGACCGAGCTGAAACAGCGCGCCCGGTTTCAGCGGGCCGAGCTGCAGGCGGCGGTGGTCAACGCGGTGATCGCCGCGGTGCTGGAAAGCCCGGCCGACGGGCAGACGCTGTTGGACCTGTTCGGCGACGCCAACAGCTACATGGACATGCGCAACGCCCAGCCGTCGGTGCAGCTCGGCATCGGACCGGGCGGCGCCATCCCGCGGCTGCTGCCCGGCGAGACGCTGAAGGGCTACTCGTCCAACCGCCCCAGCGCCGGCATGGACGGCTTCGTCACCACGGTCAGCCGGCTGATCGCCACCGGCATCGGCATGACCTACGAGACCTTCATGCGCGACTTCTCCAAGACCAACTACAGCTCGGCCCGCGCGTCGCTGCTGGAGGGCTGGCGCTTCGTGCTGTTCCTGCGCATGCACAAGACCTTGACCTGGTGCCGGCCGACGCTCGACCTGGTGCTGGAGGAGGCGGTGTGGCGCGGCTACCTCGACCTGCCGGGCTTCTCGGAAAGCCGGGCCCGGCGGCAGGCCTGGCTGCGCGGGGTGTGGCGCGGTCCGGCGCGCGGCTGGGTGGACCCGGTCAAGGAAATCACCGCCGCGGCGATGCGGGTGCGGCTCGGCATCTCCACCCTGCGCGACGAGGCCCTCGACCAGGGCCGCGACCTCGATGACCTGCTGGACCAGATCGCGCTGGAGCAGGAGGCGCTGAAGGCGCGCGGGCTGACCCTGCCCGAGGTCAACTTCATGCCCACCCCGGACCAGCCCGAGCCGGCCGCCGCCGGCGCGTAACGGAGCCTTTCGACATGCTGAAGACGATGCAGCCCGTGCTGGTGTCCCCAGCCTGGGCCGAGACGGCGGCTGCCCGCATGGTGCAGCTGACCCAGGCGAACCGCGCCGGCGGGGAGCTGCCGGCCAGCTGCTACCGGCTGGGCGAGGTCAACGGCACGCGCCGGCCCTACGAGGTGGACCAGGGCGTGGCGGTGGTGTCGGTCGCCGGGCTGCTGGTGCCCAAGCTGGGTTACATCGGCAGCAGCTGGGTCACCGGCTATGACGGGCTGCGCTTCCAACTGGCGCACGCCTTCGCCGATCCGGACGTCCGCGCCGTCTGCCTCGACATCGACAGCGGCGGCGGCATCGCCCAGGGCTGTTTCGACCTGGTGGACTGGATCGTTGCCGCGAAGAAGGCCGCGGCCAAGCCGGTGGGGGCCATCTGCAGCGAAGAGGCCTATTCCGCCGCCTACGCCGTCGCCTGCGCCGCCGACAGCATCGCGGTGCCGCGCACCGGTGGCGTGGGTTCGATCGGCGTCTGGCTGATGCATTGGGACTATTCCCGCATGCTGGAGGAGGCCGGGCTGAAGCCGACCATCATCCAGTCCGGCGCCCACAAGACCGATGGGCACCCCTATGCCGCGCTGCCCGAGGCGGTGCGCGCCGACTGGCAGGGGCAGGTCGATGCGTTGCGCCAGCTCTTCGCCGAAACCGTCGCCCGCGCCCGCGGGATCGACGTGGCGGCGGTCCTTACCACAGAGGCCCGCTGCTTTGAGGGGCCGGTCGGCACCGCCGAGGCCGTGCGCCTTGGGCTGGCCGATGCGGTCCTGCCACCCGACCAGGCCTTTTCGGCTCTGGTGGATCATGTGAGGGAAAACCAGTGAAGACGTTCAGCTTCGCTCACCTGAATCCCTTCGGCCGCTCCAAGGCCGCGGAAGGGGAGACCCAGGCGGGCACCGACACCACCCCCAAGGCCGGCACCGGCGGCACCACGCCGCAGGCCGGTACCGGTGACGATGCCGACCAGAAGGACAAGGGCAAGGACAAGCCGAAGGACGGCGAGGAAGACGACGCGCCCGGCACTGGCGACGGTGGCGACAAGACCGCCAGCGGCCAGCAGGCCGCCGCGCCCGGCGAGCGCGAGCGCTGCGCCGCCATCTTCGCCGCGCCGGCCGCCGCCGGCCGCGTCCAGCTCGCCGCGCATCTGGCCTTCAACACCGACCTGACGGTCGAGGCCGCCTGCGCCGCGCTGGAGGCAGCACCCATCGGCGCCACCGTGCCCGGCGCCTCCACCGGTAACCCGCTGGCGCTCGCCGCCATGGACGCCCACCCCAACCCGACCGTCGGCGCCTCCACCGACACCGCGACCATGAGCGACGACCAGAAGGCCGCCGCCGCGGTGCTGGCCAGCATGGCGGCCGTCGGGCTCATTTCCAACAAGGACGGCAAGTGATGACCTCCGCCAGCTTCTCCTCCATGACCAGTCAGCCGCTGCCGTCCCTGATCGCCGGCGAGTTCCCGCGCGTCACCCGGCTGGTGACCATCGCCAGCGGCGCCGGCGTGCTCGCCGCCGGCGCCGTGCTCGGCCGCATCACCGCCAGCAAGAAGTTCACCCTGTCGGCCGCCGCGTCCAGCGACGGCTCCGAAGCGGTGCGCGCGGTGCTGGCCGAGCCGGTGGACGCCACCGCGGCCGACGTCCAGGCCGTCGTCTACTTCACCGGCGAGTTCAACGCCGACCAGCTGACCTTCGGCGCCGGCCACTCCGCCGCGTCGGCGGCCGACGCGCTGCGCGACCTGTCGATCTTCATCTGAGGACCCCACCCATGGACATCTATTCCACCCTCGCCATGCTGGGGGTGCTGCAGTCGCTGCGCGCCAAGGCCCCCCGCTTCCTGCTGAACATGTTCTTCCCGCTGGCCAGCTTCAGCGACGACGAAAAGATCATCTTCGACGTCGAGGTCGATGACATCGAGATCGCCCCCTTCGTCTCGCCGCTGGCCGCCGGCCGCGTCGGCGCCGACACCGGCTATGAAACCCGGATGTTCGCCCCGGCCTATGTGAAACCGCTGCACGACATCAAGCCGGGCGAGCCGCTGCGCCGGCTGGCCGGTGAACCGCTGAGCGGCACCCTGTCGGCCGGCGCCCGCGAACAGGCGATCCTGGGCGCCAAGCTGCAGCGCCAGCTGAACCAGATCCTGCGCCGCAAGGAGGTGATGGCGGCCGAGGTTCTGCGCACCGGCAAATGCGTGGTGAAGGGCGACGATTACCCGGAGGTCCTGGTGGATTTCCAGCGCGACGGCGATCTGTCGCTGGTGCTGTCCGGCGCCGTCCGCTGGGGCGAGGCCGGTGTGTCGCCCTATGCCGACGTGTCGGAGTGGATCGACCTTGTCGGGCGCAAGTCCGGCGCCGCGGTCAACGTCGTGGTGATGGACGCCAAGGCCTGGGCGCTGTTCGAGGCCGACCCCAAGCTGGAGAAGGTGCTCGACCGCACGCTGGGGCAGGCCGCCATCGTGCAGATGGGCTTCCAGCCCGGCGTGCCCGGCACCCCGGTGTTCAAGGGCCGCATCGGCATGGTGGAGTTCTATACCTACAACGACACCTACAAGGATGCCGGCGCCACCAAGGAGCTGCTGCCGGACCACACGGTGCTGCTGGGCGCCACCGGCGCCATGGAGGGCATTCAGGCCCATGGCGCCATCCTCGACCCGCGCGCCGGCTACCAGGCCCTGGAGGTCTTCCCCAAGAGCTGGATCGAAGAGAACCCGGGCCGGCGCATGCTGCTGAGCCAGTCGGCGCCGCTGGTCTACCCGCGGCGTCCCAACGCCTGCATGTGCGCGACGGTGAGGTGATCCATGGCCAAGCTGCGCCTGCTGGCCACCGTGAAGGTGGCAAAGGAGACCACGCTGCGGCCGGGGGCCGTCATCGAGGTCAAGGACCCGGAGGACGAACAGGCCGCTTCGCTGGTGGCCCGCGGCTTTGCCCGCTGGGTGAAGCCGGGGGACGAGGCCGAAGGGGAGGCTCTGCCGCTCGACCGCATCATCGCGGCGATCGGCAAGCTGGACCCGGCCAACGCCAAGCACTTCAAGGGCGGCAAGCCGGAGCTGAAGGCGCTGGGCGACGTGCTGGGGGCGGACATCACCGCCGACCAGCGTGACCAGGCCTGGGCGGCCCTGCAGGGCTGACCGGCATCACCAGCGCCATCACCAGCAGTGACGCGACACGGGCGGCCTTCGGGCCGCCCGTCGCGTTTGGAGGCACGCCCATGTTCTTCGATGACCTCAACGCCGCCTGCGTCGGCGCCTTCGGTGAGCCGGCGGTGATCCGCCGGGCCGGCCGGCCCGACATCACCGTCACCGGCATCTTCGACCGCCGGCACTATCAGGTGGAGACGGACGACGGGCCGGTCTCCACGCTGATGACCTCGTTGGCGGTGGTCGACGCCGACATGGGCGGGCCGGTGCCCGCCGGTGCCACCGTCGAGGTGCGCGGCCTGTCCTTCACGGTGTCGGAGCCGCGGCCGGACGGGCAGGGCATGACGGTCCTGCTGCTGCGGGAGTCGCGCTGATGCACCCCCGCACCCACATCCGCACCGCCATCGCCGCGGCGCTGGGCGTCGTCGCTCCCGTCACCGCCAACCGGGACGATCCGCTGCAGCCCGACGCGCTGCCCTGCATCGGCCTGTTCACGCCCGACGAGGCGACCCAGGAAATCACCATGGGCAGCCGGCGCCAGATGCGGCGCATGGACCTCTATGTCGACGGCTACGTCCGCGCCGGTGCCGACCTGGACGACCAGCTGGACGCCATGGCGCTGCGCATCGAGCAGGCGATCGCCGCCGGCGGCAAGTTCGGCGGGACGCTGGACCGCATCGAGCTGGTGCGCACCGTCACCGACCGCCTGACCAGCGGCGAGCTGAAGGCCGGGGTGACCCGCCTGCAGTTCGTCGTGACCTACCAGACCAGTTTCGGCCAGCCCAACGCCTGAGTCCGACGCCTGAGCCCTCCGGAGCCTCCGGAGTTACCCGGCCGCCCGGATTTCGGGCGGCCTTTTCTTTGCCCGAAGGAGGGGCAATCCCATGAGCGGCAACGCTGTTCAGAGCGCCGGCACGCGATACTTCATCGCCACCGGTTCCGACGCCACCAACAAGTGCTCCACCGCGGCGGAGTATGCCGCCCTGACCTGGGTCGAGGTCGAGGAAGTCGAGGATTTCGGCGCCTTCGGTGAGCAGTACGAGAAGGTCACCTACAAGACGCTGGGCGACGGCGCGGTCCACAAGAAGAAGGGCACGGTCGATTACGGCTCGGCCACCGTCAAGCTGGCCCGCGTGCCGACCGGCACCGGGCAGGCGGCGGTGAAGCTGGCGGCCAAGAACCGCAAGACCGCCTACAACCACAAGATCGAATTCGACGACGCCCCCGACGCCGGCACACCGACCACGATCTACCTCAACGCCTTCGTCATGGGCTACACGACCGAAATCGGCGGCAACGACAAGGTGATCGAGGCCAGTGTCGGCCTCGAAATCGACGCCGAACCGATCGAGGTGGCGGCCGCCGTCACGCCGTAAGCGCCGGGGCCCTGATGCCGGCAGCCCGCCCTGGCTGCCGGCCCCTTTCCCTGTTCGCACTTTCCCTGTCCAAAGCGAGATCCAGCCATGACCGCCTCCAGCACGGCGCCGCGCTTCGCGCACGGCGTGATGACCATCAGCCTCGACGGCGAAGACATCGAGCTGTTCGCCAACGTCCGCGCCAGCCGCACCATCTGCCGCCTGTATGGCGGCCTGCAGCAGGCCTTCACCAACACCAACGCCTTCGATTTCGACACGCTGGTGAACGTCGTCAACGCCGCCGCCGGCCGCGTCGGCAAACAGGCCGAGGCCACCGCCGAGGCGATCTTCGCCGAGGGTGTCGTCGTCGTGGCGCCGCAGGTCCTGCTGTTCCTGAATTTCCTCGCCGGCGGCGGCAAGGCGCCCAAGACGGAAACCAAGAAGGCGGGCAAGACCGCGAAGGGTGACGCCGGCAGCGAGGCTGCCGCATCGGGGGAAGCCGGCTGACCTTTCCGGAGTACGTGGACCAGATGTTCGCGTACGCCACGGGCTGGCTGGGATGGTCGCGCAGCGAAGCGTTGGACGCCCCGTTCCCCGACATCCAGCTGGCCCTGGACGGGAAGGTCGATTTCCTCGCCGCCACCACGCCTGGGGCCAAGCGCAAGACGCGCAAGCCCAAGGACGCGGCGGAGCTGAAGGAGCGGGCGCGGGCCGTCTTTGGCCTGAAGCGCCCGGAACAGGGCAAGGGCAGGGGCGCCGGGTGACTGGCGCCCTTTTCGTTTCCGGAGACCGGCATGGCTGATTTCCCCGGCATGATGGTGCCGGTTGGCGCGGATGACTCCGGCCTGCGGCGGGTGCTGTCGCAGGCGGAAGCCCGCGTCGACCAGTTCGCCGGCCGCGTCGACGGCTCCGTGCGCCGGGCATCGTCCAGCTTTGACGCGCTGGGCCGCTCCGCGTCCGGCGTCGCCACCGCCGTGGTGGCTCTGGCCGGTGTGCAGCTCGGCACCGGAGCCGCCGATTCCCTGGTGGAGGCCACCAAGGCTGCAATGGCGTTCCAAACCGCCGTTGCCCAGGTCGGCACTCTGCTGAAGGGGGCCGACACCAGCCGCTACGCCGCCCAGGTCAAGGATCTGGCGCGGCAGTTCGGCGGGCTGCCGACAGACCAGGCCAAGGCCCTCTACGAGGTCATTTCCGCCGGCGCCTACAGTGCGGCCAATGCCATCTCGGTGCTGACCGAGGCCAACCGGCTGGCGATCGGTGGCGTCACCGACGTGCAGACCGCCGCCGATGGCCTGACCTCCGTGCTCAACTCCTACGGAGCAGCTGCCGGCGGTGCGGCCAATGTTGCCGACGCCTTCTTCGCGTCCGCCGCCGCCGGCAAGACCAACATCAAGGAGCTGGCCTCCTACATCGGGCAGGTCGCCCCGATCGCGGCGCAGACCGGCGTGTCGCTGGACGAGCTAATGGCCGCCGCCGCGGCGCTGACCGCCAACGGCATCAAGACCTCCACCGCCATGGACGGCATGCGGTCGGTGATCGCCGCCGTCCTGAAGCCGTCGCAGGAAGCGACCGCGACCGCCCGCGCGCTGGGGCTGGAGTTCAACGCCGGCGCGCTGAAGGCGAAGGGCCTCGCCAACTTCATCCAGGAGGTGGCCGATAAGACCGGCGGCAGCTCCGAGTCGATGGCCCTGCTGTTCGGCGGAGTCGAGGCGCTGCTGCCGGTGATGGCCCTGGCCAGCCGGGAAAGCACCGCCTTCGCCGACGCGCAGCAGGAGCTGCAGAACAAGGCGGGCGCCACTGAGGCCGCATACAGCCGCCTGGCCGAAACCGGGGAGCAGGTGGCCAGCCGCCTGCGTGCGGCGGCCGAGGTCTACCGCGTCGAACTGGGCGACCGGCTGCTGTCCGCGGTACAGCCGGCGATGGCGGGGCTTGCCGACAACTTCGACCGGGTGACGGCGGCGGCGGAAACCACCGCTCTGGCCCTGGGGGCGGCCTTCGTTGCCCGCGGCGTCGGGCCGGCCATCCAGGCTGCCGGGCAGCTCGCCGCTTCCCAGGTGGCGCTGCGCAAGGAGCTGCTGACCAACACCGGCCACCTGCTGCAGAAGGAGGCTGCGCTGCGCGCCGGCGCCGCCGCGACGGTGGAGGCGGCGGCGGCCGACGTCGCCGCGGCGCAGGCTGCCCAGGCCAAGGCCCGGTCCGACCTGGCTGCCCGCGCGACGCAGTACGAGGCGGCGGCGGCGCTCGACGCCGCCATTGGCAAGACCGCGCGCCTGGTGCAGGCCGAGGAGGCGCTGATCGCCGCCCGCACCGCGCGGGCGGCGGCGGATGCGCGGGTGGCGGAGACCACGGTCGCGCTGACCATGGCGCAGAGTGCCCAGGCCTCTGCCATCGCGGGCACCGGTGTGGCGGCCACGGTCGCCTCGCGCGGCATGGCCCTGCTGTCGGGAGCCATGGCCCTGGTGGGTGGCCCGGTGGGTGCCGCCCTGCTGGCGGGCGCCGCGGCGGTCGCGGTCTTTTCCAGCGGGATGACCGCATCGGAAAAGGCGACGCGTCTGCACAGCGACGCGATGCGGGACTTCGACTCCGCCTTCGACCGCAGCACCGGCAAGGTGAAAACGATGACGGAGGCGGTCGCCGCCCTGCGTCGTCAGAACCTGGAGGCTGCCCGCGACGCCGCCCTGGCTGCGGTGAAGCAGGAAGAGACCTACGCGCGTGCCGGTGCCTTCAAGATCGACCGCGCCGCCTACGAGTCCGGCCTGTCGAAGGAGGACGCCGCCAAGGTCTTCGGTCCGGCGCGCGAGCTTCAGCAGCAATTCCTCGCCGGCGCCATCGACGCCGAGGCGCTGTTTGCCGCCATCGACAAGCTGGCCAGCCAGGACGCCCGGCTGAAGCCGCTGGTCAAGGCCTTCGCGGAGTGGGCCGCTCCGCTGGCCAAGGCAAAGCAGGAGGTCAAGGAGACCGAGGCCGGGCTGGCGCTGCTGAACGGCACCGCCGACGATGCGGCCAAGGCCGTGCTCGGTGTCGGCACCAACGCGGCCACGGCGGCATCCGGCTTCCAGACCATGGGCGGTGAGGTCGCCGGACTGACGGCGAAGCTCGCTGACCTGGTGGCCAAGTCCAAGCAATTGGAGGTGCCGGCCGGCTACCAGCGGCGGCTGGCCGAGTTGGTCGGGCCGGAGCCGACGAATGGCGACGCCAAGGATCTCGACCTGTGGCGGCGCAAGCGCGACGCCGCCGATGCGACGCTGCGCCCGATCGTCGGTCTGGAAACCCAGGACCAGACCGCCGAGCTGGAGCGGCAGGCCAATAGGCAGCGCCTGTTGGCCGGTGCGGTCACCGATGCGGCCAAGGCGCACGCCCAGAACCGCATCGAGCTGGCCAAGGTGGCGATGGAATACCCCGGCCTTGGGGCGGAGACGGCGAAGACTCTGCTGACGACCAAGGATTTCGGGGCGGTACTGAAGACGCTGCCGCTCGACCTGCAGCAGCGATGGGCCGTGCTGCAATCGTCGTCGCAGGCGCAACTGGCCGGGGCGGCGGCGCAGGGCACGCTGCAGCTGCAGCTGCAGACCGATGCGCAGGCGCGTCTGGCCGCTGCTGCCGGCAAGGGCGAGGCAGCAACCCGGCGGGCCACGATCGAGAACCAGGTCGCGGCCGCGGCGGTTCGTGGACTGTCGGCGGCAACCCGTACCAACCTGGAGGCACAGGAGCGCTCCACCCAGCAGCAACTCCGCACCGAGTCCACCCAGCCGATCCTGGCTCGGATCGAAGCCCAGAAAGCGCTGGTGGCCGCCTACGGGGAGGGACCGCAGGCGGTCAAGGCGGCCGAGGTGGCCGAGCAGGCGCACACGCTGGCGCTGAAGGAAGGCGAGCAGGGAACCCAGCTCTACAACGAGGCCAAGGCTCATTACATCGAGCTGCTGACCCAGGCGCAGCAGCTGGAGTCGGCGGTGGCGGCCGGGCCGATGCTGCAGCGGCAGCGCGACCAGTTGGAGCTGGGACAGAAGCAACTGCAGCTGATCGGTGCGTCGGCCGAACAGCGCGCGGTGGAGCTGGCGCGCACCCAGGCCCTGATCGACCTGCGCGAGCGCAACATCGACGCCGCCAGCCGGGAAGGGCAGGCCTATCTGGCCAACGCCGAAGCGCTTGCCCGGCAGAATTTGGCGCTGGAGCGGACCAACGCCGCCTACCAGGAGCTGGAGCAGTTCGGCGATCGCAGCTTCGACGCCATCCTGCAGAAGCTGTCGGCCGCCGGCAAGTCGACCATGTCGTGGGCCGACGCCATCAGCACCGTCAGTGTGGAGCTGCAGCAGCTCGCGCTGAAGATGGCTGTCATCAACCCGCTGAAGAACATGGTGATGGGCACCAACCTGCCCACCCTGTTCGACCTGTTCGGCAGCAGCAGCGGGCAAACGGGACAGGGCAGCGGCCTGACCGGCAGCCTGACCAACACCGTCTTGAGCAAGGGCGCCGGCTGGGCGATGGACAAGCTCGGCATCGGCGGGTCCGGTGGCATCAGCGGTCTGATCGACAGTTTCGGCTACAGCACCCTCGGGATCGGAAGTCCGGCGACGATGCTGGCCGGACAGACGGTTCTGGCGCCCTCTGCCGAGGTGCTGGCATCGCAGACAGCCATGCTGCAGGCCGCCAATCCTGGCTTGGCTGTTACGGCGTCTCCCACTGTCGTTGCCGGATCTTCCGGTGGTGCTGCCGGCGGTGTGGCTGCCGGGACCGGCCTGTCGGCCTATCTGGGCGCCGCCGGCGCCGGCGCCTTCGGTGGCATGGGCGGGGCTTACCTGGGAACCCTGACCAACTCGAAAGCCGTGGGTGGCCTGTCGGGTGCGGCGCTGGGCGCGGGCGCGTCGGCACTCTCCGCCTACATGGGGCTGGGCGCCATCGGCGGGCCGGTCGGCATCGCCATCGGTGCCGTGGTCGGCGCCATCATGGGCATGATCGGGACGCAGAAGGCGACCGTCGGTCCCAACAGCTCCGGCAACATCGTCCTGAACGGCAAGGGCGGGTTCCGCAGCGACACCGCTCTGGCCGACAACGGCGCCGACGCCGGCCAGATGCAGCAGGTGACCGATGCCGTCGCCGCCGCCATGAACACGGTGGTGGCCGGGATCGGCGGCAAGGTCACCGGTGGCGACGGCGCCAACACTGCGCTGCTGCAGCAGTTCGCAAAGGACGGCAAGTGGTACGTGACGCCCAAGGTGGGTGACAGGGCCGGCGAGCGTGTCGCCTTCACCGACCAGAACGAAGCCATCGCCTTCTACATGCGCGAAAGCCTGAAGGGGCTGATCGGCAGCGGCCAGCTGACCGGCGCGAATGACGACGTGAAGAAGGCGCTGACCACGTCCAAGGCGACCAAGGCCGAGGACCTGGCCAACGATCTGGGCTTCGCCGCCGGCTTCCGCCAGCAGCTCGACCTGATGAACGCCAGCCTGGATCCGACCAACAACCAGATCAAGGCCTTCACCGAAGCGGCCAAGGCGATCGGCGACCAGGTTAAGACCAACATCACCGATTGGCGCGACAAGGCCAGCGAGCTGGGGCTGGCGACCGAGTCGGAGCTGACCGCCGCCGCCCGCAAGGGCATCGAGGCGATGATGGGGCTCGGCCCGGCGACCAAGCCGCTGGTGGGCATGGCCGCGGCGACCAAGCAAGCCGAGATCGAGTTCGAACAGTTCCGGCCGGCGCTGCTGTCGCTGGGCTACACCACCGGCGAGGTGGCCGAGCTGGCGGCGCGCTACACGAAGAAGGCGCGGGACAGCTACGCCGACGCGGTGGCCTATGTGCAGCGGCAGGGTGCGGTCGCCATCGAGGCCCTGATCAACCCCAACGCCAAATCCAGCGCGCTGGACCGGCTGCAGGGGCTGGGTCTCGACCGCACCGACTCCGCCATTAAGGGTTTGGCCGGCGTCATTGAGGGCGTGGAGAAGGCCGCCTCCGGTGGTGCACTGACGATCGAGGCCGAGCGGGCCGCCGTGGGCCGGCTGAACAGCGCGCTCTACGACGGCACCATCACCGGCGACCAGTACACCACGATGGTGGGCTATCTCACCCAGGCGTGGAGCGACAGCGCCGACGCGGCGGAGAAGGCGGCGCAGAAGGCGTCCTGGCAGGCGGACGTCACCAGCCGGATGTATGCGGCGCTCGGCAACAGCCGCGGCGCCGGGCTGATCGCGCTGGACGCCCAGCAGGCGGCAGCCCTGGCAGAGGCCACCGCGGCCGGCTACGACACCACCCAGCTGCGCCTGGTCCAGTCGGCTGAGCGGGGCGCCCAAGCATTCCAGCTTGCCCAGCAGGACTTGCTGGACGCCTACGACCGCGAGATCGCCGCCAAACAGGAGGTGGTCGACTCCATCCAGTCCGGCGCCATCGCCCTGCTGCAGGCCGCCCAGCAGTTCAAGGATGCCCGGGCGGCGTTGCGCGAAGGCGACGACTCGCCGCTGGCGCCGCGCCAGAAGATCCAGGAGGCAACCGACCGCTTCGACGCCGCCTATGCCGTGCTGAAGGACGGCAGCTCCACCGATGCCGAGAAGGACACCGCCCGGCAGACCCTGCTGCAGGTCGGCCCGACGCTGGTGGCGCTGGAGAAGGCGGCCAGCGGCGGCACCGCGTCGGTGCTGTTCGACAAGGTCGACAAGGTCTTTGCCGAGCTGGGCGACACCAGCGGGCTCAGCCTCGACACCGCCACCCAGGACCTGCAGGTGGCGCAGGACCAGCTGAAGGAACTGCAGAAGGCCCGGGCCGACGCCGCGGCGATCGGGCAGCGCCAGCTCGGCAGCCTGTCCAGCCTGCGCGACGTCATGGACCAGAGCTATGCCGTCTGGCAGGCGGCGCTGACGCCGCTGATGCAGCTGACCAACAGCAACGACAACCGGCCGCACTACAGCGCGCCGGCGGCGGTGCAGTCGGCATGGGACGGCCTGTCGGCCGAACAGCAGCACGGCATCGCCCGCGCCATGGGCTGGGGTGGCCAGCTGGACGAGGCCTTCAATCTGTGGCTGGCCACCTCGACCCAGCGCGCCACCACCTTCGGCGCTGACGTCACCGCCATCGCCGGCGGGGCGCGCTACGGCGCGCCGGACGATGTCGGCCGGGCCTGGGAAGCGCTGACCCAGGCGCAGCGGCTCGCAGCAGTACGCGCCGCCGGCTACGACGGCGGACTCGACAGCGGCTTGAACGCCTGGGTGCAGCTCGGCCACCAAGCGGCCTTCGAGGCAGCGGTGCGGGCACAGGCGCATACGGCAGGCATCGCCGGCTTTGCCACCGGCGGCATTTCCTACGGTCCGCAGCTGGCGTGGGTGTCAGAAGGCGCCCACACCGCCGAGGCCCATGTGCCGCTGCCGGACGGCCGGCGCATCCCGGTGGCGCTCGACCTACGGCTGCCCGGCAGCGACCTGCAGCCGCCGGCGCCGCTGGTCTCCTTCCGCCGCCCCGACCTCGATGCCGGCGGCGCCGGCGTGGCCGAGCTGCTGGAGGCGGTGGAGGGCCTGCGCGACGAGGTCCGCGCGATCGGTCGCGACGCCCTCACCCAACGCGCCCGCATCGGCGCCGATGCCGCCGCCCTGCTGACCCGCGTCGAGGCCGCCACCAGCGACCTGCCCAGAAAACTCGCCAACACCCGGAGGGCCGCCTGATGAAGGTGCGTCTCGTCGACCTCACCCTGTTCCACCGCCCCAGCGGCCACCGCCACCGGCTGCCGCTGGCCACCTTCCCCGGCTACCAGTCCGGCCCGGCCGACGATCCGCCCAACGTCACCTGGCTGCCGCTGGTGACCGCCGGCGCCGACGCGTCGGTGTCGATCGGCAGCCTTGGGGCGGCGGACGGGCAGGCCGAGCTGCGGATCGGCGACCTGGTGCTGCGCAACGAGGCCACCCGCAACCCGGCGCAGCGCTTCGCCACCCTGCAGGACCTCGACACCGGCGCCTGGCTGCGCGTCGCCCTCGATGATCGGCCGCTCAACCTGCTGCTGACCGGCGACTATGTCATCCAGTCGGTGACCGAGCGGGAGATCGAGGACGGGGCGCCGCTGGCCGACGCGGTGACCATCTGGACCGCCCGGGTTGGCCAGCCCAAGCCCAAGCGCACCGAGATCGCCCTGCCGATCTACGACACCCGCCTCGACTACGACACGCCGATCCAGACCGAGCGCTACAAGGGCACCGGCGGCTATGAGGGGCCGGCCGAGCTGAAGGACACGCTGAAGGAGCTGCCGCTCGGGCACTGCCCGATGGCGCGGCCGACCTATCTCGGCATCATCGACGGCTTCCACCGCTGGTCTGTCGGCGGCGGCAAGCCGGTGCAGGACGTGCCGCGCGGCTGGTCTTCCGGTGTCAGGGTGGCCAAGCAGAGCGGCGCCACGCCGGCGGACAACGCGCACTTCACGGTCGACCTCGCCACCGGGATCATCACCACCACGGTGAAATACGCTGACTTCCGCGTCGAGGTGCAGGGCCGGATCTTCGCCGGCGTCTACCGTCGCTATATCGGCGAGCTGATCGCCGCCTTGGCCACCGGTGCCGGGCTGGCCAGCACGGTGGACAGCGCCGGCATGGACGCGGTGCCGCGCACGGTTGGGCTGTTCCTCGCCGCCGGTGACGGCACCACCCACGCCGCCGCCTATGCCAGGTTCGTCGGCAGCGTGCCGCGCGGCGGCTGGTATGTCGGCACTGACGGCCAGCTGGTGGTGACCCGCGTTCCCACCCCCACCGCCGCGGCGGCGGTGCGCGCCTACAGTGCCGCCGCCGGCACCACCACGGGACTGCAGTATGTCGAGGGTCAGCATAACCCGCCGGCCAAACAGGTGGTGCTGCGCTGCGCCCACAACCCCAGCCCGTCCAGCAGCGCCGCCACCGACGCCACCGCGGCCGACGCCACCCGCTGGACGCAGGAATGGGTCGAGGTGCCGTCCGCGGTGGACGACGAGATCGCCGCGGCCTGGGGCAGCACGGCCAAGGTGGCCACCATCGAGACCGCCCTGACCTTCAGCGCCGATGCCGCGGCGGAGCTGCCGGCCTGGGTGGCCGAGCTGTCGGCGCCGCCGACTCTCTACGAGCTGCCGGCGCTGGACGGAGCGCCCGGCGTCTGGATCGGTGACACCGTGACGGTGGAGGACGACATCGCCGGCTTTGCCGACGGGGCGCCGGTGGTGGTCTATGGCCGGACGATCGCCGACCGCGCCGGCGGCGCCACCCTCTACGTGGCGCGGTGAGCCATGGGGACCGGACTGCTGGCCCATATCAACGAGCTGTCGGAACAGGACTGCGACGTCACCGGCCAAACTGGCGACTGGGCGGCAACGGCGCCGCTCGATGCGCTGAAGACGCTGCCGCTGGTGGACGCCGCGGTGTCCACCCGGATCGGCACCCGCGACGAGCCGGTGGTGCTGGAGTGGGAGTGGCCGCGGCCGATCGACCTGACCTATGCCGGCCTCTACCGCACCAACCTGTGGAAGACCGGCCGCATCCGGCTGGAGGCCTTCAAGACCAGCGCACGGACCTCGCTGGCCTTCAGCACGCAATTCGCAGGCGGGATCGACCGCCTGGTGCTGCCTGGGCTTTACGATCCCAAGACTCTGCGCTTCGGCGGTGAGAACACCGTGCTGGGCCAGCTGGGCGCCCGGGAGTTCCTGCGCTACCCGACCAACATCCATGTGGTGATGCCGCTGTGCAGCGCGCAGGTGCTGCGCTGGACGATCTACGGCCCGGCCTATCGGGTGACCGGCAGCCGTTACAGCACCACGGAGCAGGCCTATCGCATCGGCTTCGGCTGGGCAGGCGATAGCCTGCAGTTCGACCGCCATGTCGGTGCGTCGGCCGAAGGCTTCCGCCGCGGCGGCAAGGTGACGGAGCTGGCCGGCGGCGGGGTGGCGGTGGAGCCCGGGCGCGGCCGGCGCACTGCCACGCTGGACCGCACCGTCAACGAGGCCGGTGACCGCGATCGCCTGTTCGACCTGGTCAACTTCCTCGACGCCGACCGGCCGGCGGTGTGGCTGCCGGACACCGCTAGCCCTTTCGATTGCTACCGCTATGGCGGCCTTTTCCAGGTCACCGAGGACTTCAGCCAGAAGTACCTGAACGACCTGCATTCCGCCGCCACGATTTCCCTTGGTGAGGTGACGACATGATCACGCGCGCGGCCCTGCTGGCGGCGGCCCTGCGGCTGCTGAATTACTACAACGGCGACGAAAAGACGGCGCAGAACCCGGGCGGCCTCACCGGTGTGGGCGGCATGGCCGACAACTGGGATCCGTGCATCCAGGACATTGGCACCGTGGCCAACGGGGTAGGGGAGGTTGCCGGCACCATCGCCGCCGCGCAGTCCACCATCGGCATGGTCTGGGATGCCGCCACCACCGTGGCCGACCCCGGCGCCGGCAATCTGCGCGCCACCACGGCCACACCGGCGGTGGGCAGCTACAGCCTGCTGGTGTCGGCCACCGACTCCGCCGGCGCCGACATCGGCGCCATGCTGACCGAGCTGGGCGCCAGCAGCTCGGCCATCAGGGCGCGGGCGCGGCTGGTGGCGGTGGGCGACGCCGCAAAGTACCTCGACCTGCGGATCACCGGCGTCACGGGTGTTGGTGCCTATCGGACTGTCGGCGTGACCTGCATCGGTGGTCCGGGTGGCTTCGCGACCGGGGATGCCGTCGCGCTGGGATGGGTGCGGAGCGGCGATAAGGGTGATACGGGCGCGGCCGGTGCTGGTCCGAATTGGGGAGGCACCTCTGCCGGGACGGCCAACGCGCAGACCCTCGCGCCGGCCGTTGCGCTGGGCAGCCTGAGCGGCAACCCGTCCTACGAGTTCATCGCCGGCTATTCGATCACTGGTGCCGCGACGCTGAACGTCTCCGGCACCGGAGACGCGTCGATCCGCAAGGCGGACGGGACGGCGGCCGGCAAGGGCGACGTCGTCGCCGGCACGAAATACACCGTCACGTTGGTGTCCGGTCAATGGCGCCTTGCCGGCGGTGGCGGCGCCAATCTCGCCGCGATCCATGCGGCCATGTTTTCAATCTGATCTGGAGTATTCCCCATGGCTGTTACCAACACCGGCGTGTTTGCCCAAGGCTTTGCGCATGATGCCTGCATCCTGACTGCGGCCAAGACATTCTACGGCGATGGCGCCGGAGCCGTTCTGCTGTCCACGGCGGGGCCGAACGGCAGCGAGTATCCGCATATCGCGATGATCCCGCGCGCCACCTGCACAGCGACGCAGGGGCAACTCTACGCCTTCGACGGGACCACCTACTACCTGCTGGCGACCTGCCTCATTCCAGCCACCACGGTCAACCAGACGACCGCCATTTCGGCCACGCTGGTGCAGCACATCGACGGCACCCAGATCACCGAAGCCAACCCGCTCCGCCTGCAAGCGGGGTGGAAGCTCTATGCCGCCATTGGCGTCGCCCTGGCCGGCGGCGTCGTCTGCAACGCACAGCGCAAGGACTACTGACCATGGCGATGTTCCAGCCGCTGAGCGTCGCGCTGGGCGCCAGTACCAGCGCAGCCGCGATCCGGGCCGCGACAGCGCAGCCGTTCAGCAACCGGGTTGCCTATGGTGTGGGTGGCGATGCCGGCCTGACAGCGACAGGCACCTATCTCTTCACCGTCCCGGCCGGCATTACCCTGCTTAAGGCGCGGCTTTGGGGTGCCTCTGGCGGCAGCGGCAGCAATGGCGGCCCTGGCGGCTTCATGGAGGTAGATATTCCGGTCAACCCTGGTGAGGTGTTGACGCTGGTTGTGCCGACGGCGGGCAGCAACTCCGCTGCGGGTAGCCCCGGCGGTGGTGCGCCCGGTTATCTCGGGGATGGCGGCGGCGGCTATGCGGTGATCCGGCGGGGAGCGGCGGATCTGGCGATTGCTGCTGGCGGCGGTGGGGCTGGGGATGTAGGCCTTGGCGGTGCAGGTGGCCCGGCTACCGGCGGCGATGGTGTGCCCGTTGGAGGCGTGACATCTGCCTATAGTGGCCGTGGTGGTACGCAATCGGCGGGTGGCGCCAACGGCAACAGCGGCGGCACTTCGTCGGGCCAGTATCAGGGCGCCAACTACTTCCAAGGCGGTGCCGGCGGTGGGGGCTTCTATGGCGGCGGATCGGGCGCATTGAATTCCGGCACGGGGCGCGGCGGCGGCGGCGGCGGCTCAAACTGGTACAATGCTGCCCTGGTCTCGCTTGTCAGCAACCTGCGCGGTGATGATGCCGCTGTAAGCGCCAATGTCGATTATGCGGGCAATGCCGGCCGGTCTGGCAATGCTGGCCGCATCGTGCTGCGTTACTAATGAGGGCGACATGGTAACCCACTACAAAGTTGAACTTTCCACGCTCGCAATTGTAGGAAGAACGGGCGTCCCGGCAGATCTTGAAGGGCTGTCCCCCGATGTCTTGGCTGATCCTTCGGTCTACGTTGATCCTTGTCCGCCTCAACATATCGGCTTCGGATACTGGCCGATGCTGTTTGAAGTGCCTCCCTATGATCCCACGACGCAACGCCTTTCCGATCAGATGGACGAAGTTCCCGATGCAGCGACGATGACAGTCAGTGTTCGGCCGCTGGTAGTGAACATGACGCCGGCTGAGATCGAGGCAGCCAAGCCGCCGGTGCCGGCCGCTGTGACGAACTTTCAAGCCCGGGCGGCGCTACTGGCTGCCGGGCTGTTCGCCCAGGTCAACGATGCGATGAAGGCGCAACCCGCCGATTCCGCCGCCTATCAGGCGTGGGAATACGCCAACGACATCACCCGTACCGGTACGCTGGTCAACAGCGTCGCCGAAATGCTCGGCCTGACCGCCGCCCAACTGGACGATTTGTTCCGCCAAGCCGCCACGATCGAGGCCTGACCATGGTCGGAGAGTTCCTGTCCCTGCTGTCCTGCCTACTGAACGTGCTGGCCGGCGGGCAGCGTGAGATCACCTTCAGCGCCGCCTCCTATGAGCTGGCCACCTTCGGCGCCACGCCGCGCGCCCGCTGGTGGGGTGCCCGCCGCGTGGCGTTCGTCAACTGGCTGAACCTGCATGTCACCGGCGAGACCGATCATTGCCGCAAGGCATGGGAGGGGCACCTCGCTTTCTGGCGTGAGCGGATGGCCTTGGGCGCGCCGCCAGCCTAATCGCCCGCGACAACACTCCAAACCCTGGCGTGTCTAACGCGATTGTGTCGCAGCAATCCGGGCGTTCCGTAGGAAATGCGCCAGATCATTGGGCCTTGTCCCCATCTCCTTCAGGTCTCTGAACGTCAAGGACATGGGATTATAGGGTGCGATGCGTCCGGAGGAGCACAGATCTTCTAAAGAGGAAATGGCTTCCGGAACATTTCGAATGTCGATCCCTCCGAAATCTGTGTAGGCGAACCTCCACCATTCCAGGCGCAGCAAACGTTCAATAATCGGCTCTGGAAACCTGTATTTGACGATCCGGCCCGGATTGCCAACCACCACGGCATAGGGGGGAATGTCTTTTGTCACGACGGCGTCATTGCCGACAATAGCACCGTCTCCAATGGTAACGCCTCCGCGGATATAGGCTCTCGTGCCGATCCAAACATCGTTGCCGATAATTACGGGTGAGCGTTTGGGATCATCAGGCAGGGTGATCGGCTGAAATCCAGTTCCGTGCTGTTCGGCGAACCTCTGCCAGATGAAGCCGGCATCGTAGGTAAAACTGGAGCTGCTAAGCCAGTCGGTCGGATGCTCGGTCTCACCAAACGTCACATCCTTTGCGATCGACGTGTATCGACCGACATCCCCAATGTTTTTTATCAGGCTCCAGCTGTAAGAGAATGCGCTGATCGTGGCAGGATAATCATTGTCGGTGCCCGAGAATATAAGAGATGGCGCCTCGATGCGCATATCCAGATTGGCAGTGTATTTGCCGCCTCTCATGTAGATGTTGTTGATCTCCAATAAGGCTGCGCATTCAAGGTTCAGCTCAAACTTTTCGATCATGATATTCCCGCGCTTACTCACAAAGTGGCTGAGCCAGTGAAACAATAGCGATCTATCAACGCAACGTCATCGTCCGTTCTGAAGAACTTCAACCAAGCCGCCCGGCATGCGCCCGGCGGCTCTTTTTATGCGCGAAGGAGTTTCCGCCATGCGTGCCATCCCGCAAGCCGCCGTCGACCTGGTGAAGGAGGCCGAAGGCCTGCGCCTCACCGCCTACCCGGATCCCGCCACCGGCGGCGCTCCCTGGACGATCGGCTACGGCCACACCGGTTCGGACGTCCAGCCGGGCCTGCGCATTACCAAGGCGCAGGCCGAGCAGCTGCTGCAGGCCGACCTCGACACCGCCGCGGCGGTGGTCGACCGCGCCGTCACCATCGAGCTGTCCGACAATCAGCGCGGTGCGCTGGTGGCCTTCGTCATGAACATCGGCCCCGGCCGGAAGGCCAAGGGCAAGGACGCTGGCAAGGACGGTTTCGTCACCCTGAAGAGCGGCCAGCCCTCCACCCTGCTGCGCAAGCTGAACGTTGGTGACGCGGCCGGCGCCGCAGCCGAGTTCGCCAAATGGACGCGGGGCGCCGGCAAGGTGATGCCCGGCCTGGTCAAGCGGCGGGCGGCCGAGGCGGCCCTGTTCCTGTCGGACGAGGTCCACCCGGTCAGCCGGGTTGCCGAGCTGGCGCCGGCCATGAAGCCGATGGCCAAGTCGGTCAGTGCCGTCAGTGGCGGTGGTGCACTCGGCCTCGCCGGCGTTGCCGTCCTGCTGGACCAAGCGCGCGTCGTCTCGACCGCCATCAAGGGGCTGCTGGAGACGCTGCCGTCGGGGGCGATGGGCTGGACGGTGGCCGCCCTGCTGGGGGCGGCGGTGGCCGTGATGCTCTACCGGCGCTGGGATGACCAGCGAAAGGCGGCCTGATGCGGGCCTTCCTCACCACCGGCTGGGGCCGCGTGGCTGCCGGCCTGATCCTCGCCAGCGTGGTGCTGGCGGGGATCGCCACCTTCGGCGCGCTTCAGCGCCAAGTCGGGCGGCAGGATGCCGCCCTCGAGTCGACCACGCAGACACTCCGAAACGCAGAGGTGCGCCATGGGATTGAGGATGATCTGCGCCGGCATCCTGCTAGCGCTGCTGAGCGGCTGCGCGACCAATGGAGCCGGGACTGAAGGCGGCTGTGCCGCCTTCCGCCCTATCTACATCAGCCGTGCCGACGTGTTCACGGATGGCACGGCCGAGCAGCTGATGGCTCATAATCTGACCGGCGCTAGCCTCTGCGGTTGGATTTACACAAGATGATACGTTTTAAAAAAGTACTCGTGTGCAATTTAATCAGATCAGAGTTCTTGTTTGTTCTTCGTGAATTTATACTTGTTCGAACTCAGTTTTCAGTCAATTGAGGTCGGCCAGTGACGCAGAAAATCTTGTATTTATATTTACAGCGAAGTATATCATCTGATGACAATTGTGTTCATGGCGCGTTATGGTTGGCGCTCATGTTATTTTTTATATTTTCAGATTGCCTGATCATCATTTTACGTATTATGTTCTCGTTTTTCTCACCCAGAGAAAATGTTTCGATACCAAGCTCTCTAGTGTCCGTCGGAAATGTGATTGCAAGCATTTTGCCGTCAATACTTCCATAGCTTGCAACTGCAGCGGCGGAAAAAGCAGAGCCATCAAGAACCGATTCGATAATATAAAATTCTGGAAGAACAATCCTTCGCTCCCAACGAATTGATCCGGATATTTCAACAGATTTTATTTTGCGTATATTGGAGCCTACCTTGAGATAAGCATTAAAATTGTCGGTATCAACCAAATCAATTGTGATATCTGAGGCGCTGTAATCTACAGAAGAAAGGAGTGTCGCGGGTGTTTTATAGGTGTTGGCTAGGTGTTTTGCGAGATCGCTCGAAAGTAATTGTTCAGTGGATTTCATCAAAACCTTTTCCATAAATTTCTTAATTGTTGGAAAGTCCGGATGTATCTTTCCTTTATGGTTCAGTACTTTGTAGCTGTAATCCCATGAAAATTTTTCAAGGTTATCGTCCATGTTAAACCAAGAATAATGGTCTGCCCAACACAAAAGGTAGCTAGTAAATTCTTGGAAAAATTCGGAAGGTTTTCCTGTTCCAGAAAATGCTGTAAATTTCTCTCCAATGGGAACATCCCATTTCTTTAAAATAAATGGAATAACATTATTGTGCCTAGCCTTCTTTATTGCTGGATCCGTAAAGCCGGACGCTGAAATTATTCCTCTGTGAGTGATTTCCGGCATATCGTTTAATTTTGAGCAAAGTTGCTCAACAGAGGTTACATCTAATGGACGAGCTTCCTTTTTAACCTCATAGGCTTTAAATGCGTATGCCTCTTTATCTCCCTCATTGACTCTAAGAGTTACGTCGACGTCCCGATCAGTTTCGGTAACAGCATCTCGAACCATATCGCCGACTATGACTTCAACTGCATTTGGATCATGCCTCAAGCAGCAAAGGCCAACGATATATTGCATCTGCATTGGTGAAAGCATCATATTCTCCTAGTTGTTTATCTTTCATGATCTAAGGAAAACTTGAGTCGATGAAGCGCGTTTGGCTGTCAACAGGTTCCCAGGCATTGGTTTGAGGTCAGTAGCGTGTAGGCATGATCCTGACCATAAAATTCACCCTGAATTGAGACATAAACGACACTGTACCCTTTTTATGCCGAGATTGCCGTGAATGCAACTGAAGTGGGGTAAAAAGCCGCTCCCTAATCGTGCACCCATTGCATCTAGCTGTGCCGATCAAAACCCCGATCTGGCGTACTGAAGCCGTTGATTTTCCTGAGCCGAAGTCCGGTTCTGATCCGCACCCTTAATGCCGGCCTTCCTCGCTATGGGCTAGGGCCGAGCGGTTGCCGGCCTGATCCCGCCAGTCTGGTGTGGCGGGGATCGCTATCTTCGGCGAGATCCGGCGCCAAGCCGGGCGGCAGGATTTCGCCCTCGAGTCGTCCACGCAGATACTCCGGAACGCAGAGGCGCGCCATGCCATTGAGGATGATCTGCACCGGCATCCTGCTCGCGTGGCTAGGCGGCTGCGTTGCCTTCCTCCCGATCTACACCAGCCGGGCCAATATGCTCACCTATGCAACGGCCGAGCAGATGCCGGCGCATAATCTGGCTGGTGCCCACCTGTGCGGATAGCTGTCGGTCAGAAGTGGGAAAGATCCATGGTTGGCAAGGAAGTCAACGTTTTTGCAATCAGGTGTCGACCGGATCGTCATGTGTGGAACTCCGTGTGGAAGTCGGAGGTGAATCCGGTACCTTTTCGTCCTGCGTTCTTTTCTCATGATCGAAGATTTTCAACAACTTAGCCGGCAAGCCCCTTCCTGGGGGTCTGGGGGTCGCAGGTTCAAATCCTGTCGCTCCGACCAGTTCCGGAAGGACCGGAAAAGCCTTGGAACCCAACGGTTCCAAGGCTTTTTCTTTGCCCGCGTCATCGGTTGCTTTCGCCGCTGCTGCCCCGTCCGTCTGCGGCTCTTGTTTGCGACTTGGCGCTGCCACCGCGTTGGCGAAGGCCTTCATCGGGATCGCCTCCACCGCGTTGCACGGCGCTCTCAGTGCGGCACGGGCAACCAGCCGAGGTCGCGGCATTTCGGACAGCCGCCACCGTCGCAGGACGGGCAGACGATCCAATCCTCGTTGCGCCATCGGGCAACGACCTCGCCGTCGCATCGGCCGGCGGAAGTTTGCGTCCTGCATCCGTCCGTGATCGGCTCCAACCCAAGATAGGGTGTTCCGCATTCCAGGCAGATCGCCACGGGTTGGGGCTTCTGGGACATCCCGATCCTGCTGGTCCTGAGCATGTCGAATAGCCGGCAT